GCATCATCAGCATCATAAGCAGCATCAACAGCATAAGCAGCATAAGCAGCAGCATAAGCAGCATAAGCATCAGCATCATTAGCAGCATCAACAGCATCAGCAACAGCATAAGCAGCATTAGCAGCATCAACAGCATAAGCAGCATAAGCAGCAGCATAAGCAGCATAAGCAGCAGCATAAGCAGCATCAGCATCATAAGCAGCATCAGCATCATAAGCAGCATTAGCAGCATAAGCAGCAGCATAAGCAGCATTAGCAGCATAAGCAGCAGCATAAGCAGCATCAGCATCATAAGCAGCAGCATAAGCAGCATCAGCATCATAAGCAGCAGCATAAGCAGCATCAGCATCATAAGCAGCAGCATAAGCAGCATCAGCAGCATAAGCAGCATTAGCAGCAGCCTTTACTTCTTTAAGAGTAGCCTCACCTTTTACCCATTTTTCAGCAGCCTCAATAGCTCTTAAAGGTCTTAATTCTCCAGCAGGAACGTATTTGAGTGACAGCCTTGCACATTTACAGACAGTTAAAACGAGTTGTTTTCTTTTTTCATCTTCTGCCCTGCCGCTTAATCTTCCAATAAGCCAAAGCATCCAGTCGCCACGCTCGCAGTTGTCCCATAGTTCTTGTGATGTTTTATAATTCATCGCATCTTTCAGTGATTCACCACAAGCATTTAGTTTTTTGATACGTTTGATATAATCGTTGATTTCCATTTTAGCCTTCCTTTCAAACAAACAATATTAAATAATTTACGCTACAAGGACTATATTGGCATTACTTACACATGTCAACACATTTTTTTGTATATTTTAATATTTTTTTTATCCTCACTATTAGGCTAAAAACAAGGATTTTCCCTTGAAAAGTGTAAACTGATTACAAGATTGTAAAAAACTTCAGTTATTTTGTTATAAATAGCAATAAAACTTGATTATTAAAGAATTAAAGTTACAATATGTGCTATGGATTCAAGACTCAGAGCTATCCTGCTGGCAGTTGAAGACATTAACAAGTCACTATTATGCTTGAGAGATGATGATGCGACAAGCGATCTCATCGATGCAGTCAACGCTGTAGCAGGGGATATCTCAGATATGGAAGCTGGGTCATTAAGATTATTGAGAGATGAAATGAATTAGGGGATTAACAGATGGAAGCAGCCAGAGATAAGGGTCAGCCGACTAAATACAAACCAGAGTATTGCCAAGCAATCATAGACTGGTTCAATGTAGATCCCTGGGAGGTAGTAGATATACCCCACGAAAGCAAGCACCCAGTCATGGTAGAAGATCCTGACGGTGATATGATAGCAACATCCAGCATACTATATGTAGAACACCAAAGAGTATACAAGCGTAAACCTTCTGTTATTGGGTTCGCTAAGAGCATAAGTGTATGTACCAAAACAGTTTACAACTGGATAGACCCTAGTCACGACTCATATCAGGAAGATTTCTTACGTGCTTTTGAAGAAGCGAAGGAGTTTGAGAAGGCTTGGTTAAATGATGTAGGTATGTCTGGTGTTGGTTCAGCAGCCTATGTGAAGTTCCTTGCAGTCAACTGTACTGATATGGCAGACAAGTCAGAACTGGATCACAACGTGTCATCAATTACTGATATCCTAGCTATAATGTCGGGGAGTAAGAATGGCAGCAACTCAGCAAAAACAGATGCTTAAGGTTAAGCAGTGGATCAAGTCCTACCGCAAGGATCCTGCGGGGTTTCTGCATAATGTTCTGGGGATACCTGAAGAGCATATTTGGGATGGTATGACTAAGATCCTTGAAAGCATACGGGATAATCAATTTACAGCAATACGAGCAGGTCACTCTGTGTCAAAAACTTTTACTATGGGCAGAGTAGTACCCTGGTTCAAGATATGTTATCAGCCTTCCACAGTTATAACAACAGCTCCAAGCGACAACCAGGTGAGAAATCAGTTGTGGCGAGAGATCCACTCAGCCATAGCTGGTTCACAGATTACACTAGGTGGTAAGATAACAGCATTGGGTTGGGACGTTAAGCCATCAGCCGAGTGTCTGGAGAACCTGGAACCCAAGCAGAGAGAAGCATGGGAGAAGAACTTTGCGATTGGATTTGCTACAAGTCCTGACTTGGCTACAGAAAACTGCACTAAGATGCAGGGATGGCATAATGAGTATCTCCTGATAGTTATCGATGAAGCCTGTGGTATCATGCCACAGATATGGCGTACGATTATAGAATCGCTGGTTATTGACGAAAGATGTAAAGTGGTTGCAATCGGTAATCCTACTGATCCTGAGTGTGAGTTTGCCAAGGCTTGTCACAGTTCTGATCTGACATTACAGGAAGGCCATGATACATATACATCTGATCTCGGCTGGAATGTGGTTACAGTTGCCGGTACAGACACGCCAAACTATAAGCAAGATAAGAGAGTGATCCCCGGACTAGCAAGCAGAGCGTTTGTTGAGAGGATCGTAAAGAAGTATGGTGCTGATGGTGATGGCACCAGATATCGTGTTAAAGGTTTATTTCCTACGAGAAAAGAGGGAACATACTATGGATTCAAACTTGCAGCCTGCAAAAAAGAAGGACGAATCGGACTTTATCCTTGGGATGAGACAGCGCCTGTCTACACCTTCAGCGATACGGGTGATATGTACACAGCCACAGTCTTTGCCCAGTTTATACGAGGAAAGATCCAGGTCATCGATGATTACTGGGACAATGAAGGACTCGGAATCCCAGCATGGTGTACTATGTGCAATGGAAAGCCTTACACCTACGGTGGGCACTTCTCCGGCCCTGAGATGGCATACGGCACCGCAGGAAGATCGCAGACTGGTAGAAGCACACAGGACATAGCAGCGAACCTTGGTTACTATTTCCAGCCGGTTATTAAACATGCATTCGATGATGGCATTGAAGCAGGACGAGCAGTCTTTGGTAGGATCCTGATCAACAAGGAATCGTGCAAGACTTATGTATCAGCCCTTAGTGGTTATGGAAAGAAGAAACACGCAGCACTCAGTACGGATGAAGAGACAGTATATCATGATATGCCAGCTAAGACATGGCACCGACACATGGCCGATGCTCATAGGCATATGGCTATAGCGTATCAGTATATGGAGATTGGAAATGAATATTTAGGTCAACCACAAGCACCTGCATCATCAATATCTGCTATTGGCAGTGATTGTGCTAGCTTGTTGGATTGTTAAGGAGATTATATATGTCAAGTGGTGGTGGAAACAAAGCAAAACTTCCAGACCCAGCACCAGTACCCATTGAGGTTGATGCTAAGAAGGCACAAGAAGATGTAAAGAAGAGACTTGACAAAGCCAAAGGTAGATCAAGTACTGCTGCTGCTGGATTTCTTTCAACTCCTCCAATGGTAAGCAACCTTGCATTGACAGATACGTTAGGATAATTATATGGTAGATCTAAGCAAAAAATCAGATGTTATGAAGGTTAAATACATCTTGGCGATGCATAGCCAGTTGAAGGCAGATCGTAAAGACTTTGAGCCATTGATGTCATCTATCGAAGGTATATTCTCTCCCAGGTCATACAATCTTCTGAAGGATGGCAGTAAGATTACTGATGGTGCAGCTGTGTACGACTCGATCCCTGAAGCAGCTAAGAACAAGTTTATCCGAGGTGTATGTGGTTATCTGGTATCTCGGCAGCCTTGGTGGTTGCGGATGACAGTTGCTAAGCAGAAGATGATGGCAAGCGATAAGGTAAAGACATTCCTGGATGAATACAATGAGCAGCTGAAGTATTCCTTTAGTCAGTCAAACTTCTATAGCGCCTTACCGCATTGTGTTGAGGATGGTATTACAACTGGGCCTGGTATCTTAGTACCTGAGTATGATGAGATCAAGCATAAGGTATATTACAAGCCTAAGAGCCATTGGCAGGTATGGATAGCAGTTGACGAATACAATAGGCCTTATGTCTATCACGAGGAGTTGCAGTTCAGTGCTGCTGATGCCCTGGAGAAGTTCGGCCCTGATGAGATGCCTGCATCACTGGTAGCTGCTGCTGAAGGTAGAAGAGGTAATCCCTTGACAAAGTACGACTTCCTCTATGCAATCTACAAGAATCCGAATTACGATGCTGACAGCGTCAGACCTGAAGATATGAAATATATCGGTTATTACATCTGTCTATCCAAAGCCAAGAATGGCAAGAGTGGACTGTGTGAAGAGCTTGGCAGGCCTTGGTTCCCATTATGCTTAAGGATCAACGCAAAGCATGGTTTTGCCTATAACACACACAGGACGATGGCAGCTGAAGCATTGACTGAGTCTAAGCTGGGCAATTCACTTGGCAAGGCTAAGTTTGAAGCTGCACACAAGTCTGTTAATCCTCCGCTGACAGGCCCTGTTGGTCTAATGCATAAGATTAACCGCAATGCTGGTGGCTACACTCCTATGGGGCCACAGGATCGTGAGAGAGTGCAGATGTTGGCAGAGCAATTGAACTGGCCGATCACAGAAGCTGAAGAAGCAGCTCGTAATAAACGCATCGAGGATCATTTCTTTGTACGGTTCTTTGAGCTACTGAGCCAGGACGATCTACCACAGATGACAGCTTACCAGGCATCTCAGATGGGTGGCGAGAAGGCTATTCTGATGGGGCCTATAACTGAGCCGATAGAAGAGCAGATATTAACTGATGCTGCAGGTATTCAGGCATTTACAGAGACTAATGCAGGATTGATGCCAGATCCACCAGATGAGCTATTTGAGCAGTTTGACAACAAGGGTAACAGGAGCAACTCAGTTAAGCTGATCACTGAGTTTGATGGGCCATTGACGCAGCTAAGACGTAACCTGTTGACAAGTAAAGGCACTATGACCGGTCTTGGTATCATTGGTGAGATTACTAAGATATTCCCAAGAGCAGCCCGCAAGATCAAGGATCTTGAGTTGCTTGAGGATATGTCGGTAGAGTCAGGTGCTAAGCAGAAGTGGTTCAGATCTGACGAAGAGATGGAAGAACTGGACAGGATTGCAGCAGAGCAGGAAGCAGCTCAAGCCGAGCAGGAGCAAATGCTTGAGATGGCGAAGGTAGCACCTGGAATAGCTAACACAGCAGTTGATCCCGATAGTATACTGAGCAACCTTGCAGCAAATGGAGGTGCATTACAATGATAGTAATGGAGCCAGATGTCTGGATTGAATGCCATAGAGAGCCTGATGAGCTAATGAAGAAGGGGTTTTACTTCATAGTCAATAAGGTTACGGAGCTTTTGAAACAGAACAATGGAAAACTATTGGTGATCCAGACGTATCGGGATGAAGAAACTAATGAACTCGTATTTGAATATAAAATGTAAGGAGTAGTACAATGGCAAGTGAATTAAGTCGTGAAGAACTGGTTGATTGTGAGCTAAAGCTGAGATCTATAGTCAAGCGTGATGGTGGTTATCGTAAAGGCGTCACAGCATATGACAATAAAACAGCCAGGGCCATGCGTGAGAAGCTTGGCAGGAAGTCGTTGAAGTGGGATACTGAACTGGTAGAGGTTGCTAGTCAGAAGAGAAAACTGATCAAGACTCGTAAAGTGTAAACTGATTACAGAATTTATTTAAGGAGATTGAAGATGGCAGTAGAGAAAACAGTAGAGCAGCAGTTGGCAGTAGCTAAGTCGCAGCTGAAGCAAGAGCAGATGAAGAATACATCGCTGGAGACTAGGCTGAGAAGTCAGTCAGGTGTTAAGATACCTACAGCTGCACAGCTTAAGAATCCGAAACCATTCCAACTGACTAGGGATGAGCAGCTTCGTGCGGATCTAAATACAGCATTGAATATGACACCAGAGCAGATAGCAAAGATCAGATCAGATCTGGCTGCACGAATTGATGAAGGTGAGGATATGAATGAACTGGTTGCTGGTAACAAGATGCCAGAACTCAGATTCCTCATCGCTTTGGAAGTAGAGCTTCGCAAGTATGTTAAGCGAGGCAAGCGTAAGATGAGAACTGATGATGGCTCAGGCACAAAGGTTGTAGAGCTTAAGCCTGGATTCAAAAAGGGCTTGTCTAAACCGCTGAGAGACTTTGCTGGCGAGATCATGAAGCTTCTTGGACGCAAGGAACTCGTATGGGATGAAAGCGTTCCGGTACCTGGAGCTGAAAGGTTTGAGATCAATGGCTAAAGAATGGTTCAATAAAATAGGTGATATGACCGACAGTGAGCGAAGGCAGATGCTGATAGCTTACCGTAACGTCTTTTTCAGGACAGACGATGGCAAGCATGTGACCTGTCACTTAAAGACAGTTCTAGAGTCATCAGACGCTGAAGGCACAGCAGACGAGCAAATGGTAGCCCGTAGGCTGTTTGAGTTTATAATGGACTGCTGTGGTGTTGTTGACAACCTTAAGATCGTTGAGGCGATGCAGGACGTAGCAGACAAGTATGTTGTTGAACAAAGAGAACCAGAGAAATTACTTTAAAGGAGATTGGAAATGCCAGATTTAGATGTAGATATTGATGTTGGAGATGCTGGAGATGGTGATGCGAACATTGTTGATCATAGCTTAATGGTTGGTGCCGATGGAAACTTTACTGAGGACTTCAGTAATAATCTACCGGGCTTCCTTGACAAAGAAACTTTGACCAAAGAAGATGGATCACCTATCAAGATGTTTGAGAATACGCCAAGCATGAAGAGCCTGGTCAAGATGGCTTATGACTCTAAGACAGCACTCAACAAGAAGATGGACAATGTTATTCAGAAACCTGGAGAGAATGCTACTGATGAAGACATAGCAACCTATATGGGTGAGATCGATGCTGCTCGTGGTGTTCCTACTGAAGCTCAGAACTATGAGTTTCCACTAGCTGAAGGTGAGACTGAGGAAACACTTTACACTCCGGAGCATATTGAGGGGTATAAGAAGTTTGCACATGATAACCATATACCGGCAGATGTATTTGGCAAGTTTGTATTGCTGAACAAACAGCTGGCTAAACAGACTGAGGATCATGTCAAGCAGCAGATCGCTGATGCAGAGACTAAGGTTATCAATGAGCTGAAGGAGAAGAATCCTGGCGAGGGTATGGTTGTAGCCGGCAAGCAGGTGTTTAATGCTCTGAGTAAGTTTAATAAGAACAACCCGGCATTTCTGGAGAAGATGAAGGAAGCTGGAGTGTTTGAGAATCCTAGTGATATGCAGCGATGGAAGAATGCTGGTGTAACACCTCAGAACTTCCAGGCTTGGCATGGGATCGCTCAAGAGCTTAAGATAAGCCATTCAACCGATGGCAGTGGATCAGCGGGCGGTGGTGGCAGTGGTGACCTCTCAACACTACTTCCAAAATCAGCTGCATCTTTAGGGGTGAAGGGTTAAGATGCCTACTGTAAAGATAAAAAAACAAACTGGCAAGAGAAGTAAACATGTTCCTGCTCAAGCTGCTTACAGCGAGGATCATATCAGGGCTGCACTAATGAGCATCCTTGAGAGTACAGGCCCTGTTGTAATCAACGAGAGTCAGTTATCTGGAATGCTCACTCGTAGATCTGATCTGATAGTCAAGCACAACACTGTGACTGACCAGATGTACTTTGCGATCAGGCCCAAGGAGGTAATAGACGAACCAAAGCTTATCTTGCCCTAAGAATCATAATCAGCTTATTCATGGAAACATGAACCTGATGCTCGGCTAAAGAGGCCACGCCATAGCAAGGCGGTAAAGTGTCAGGAGAACCCAGTAGTTTATGGACTATTCTCCGCAACAGTGAAAGTAAATAGAAACTTATTTTAATTAGGAGAATAGTACAATGGCAGAACTTAGTGTAACAAGTTATATCTCCGCTGTAGATCTAGCTAACAAAGAGAACAACGGTAATCTGTTGCCTCTCATCAACATGCTGGGCCAACAGTTGGAGATCATTGGAGATGCATCGTGGGAAGAGTGCAACGATGGCACATCTCACAAAGGACAAAGAGGTTCAACCGAGCCTACTGGAACCTTCCGAGCGTATGACGAAGGTATCGCAGCTGAAGCTGGATCGTCCACTCCATACGAGGAACCTACTTGTATGCTTGATGGAATCCAGAAAACAGATGTTAAGAAGATTCAGCACAAATCGAATCCTCTTCAGATCCTGGCTCAGTACGTGGCACAGTACATGGCTGGTATGAGTAAGACATTTGTATCGAGCATCTTTGATGGTAGCAGAGCAAGCGATCCAAAGAGCGTCAATGGCATCAACACAAGAAGCGATTATAATACGCTGTCTAGTGAGTATGTTTATGACAACGCTGGCGGTAATGCATCTGCAACAGCAAATAAGACTTCGATGTATCTTATCAGTTTTGGTAACATGGACAGGGTTAGTTTCATCTACCCTCAGAACGATGCACCTGGTGCCTTCACGCTTCAGGATCCATCAGTCTCAGGTATGGGTATCAGAGTCAAGGATCTCGGTGAGATACTTACTCAGGATGCTAGTAGTTTGGATTTCATGGCGTTTGTCAGTTATCTTGAATGCCATTTCGGTCTTTGTATCCACGACCCTCGTTATATCCGCAGAGTTGGTAACATCTCTACGACTAATATCGATGGCGTTGATGACTTCAGCTTCGACGAGAACTACATGATCGATGCAATGAATGACATCCCAAGTACTGATCACTGTTTCTGGTATGTGCCTAGAATTCTTAGAGCGCAGATCCGCAAACGTGTGAATGAAAAAGGGAATGTGTTCCATCGTGAGAAAGATCCATTCGGTAACTGGGTCAACATGATTGATGGGATTCCTATCCGTATGGTTGAGCAGATCTCAACGACCCAGGCAACACTGGTTTAATGTAAACAGAAACGAATTTCTTTAAGGAGAAATGAATTATGATGGACACAAAAAATCTTCTATCCGAGGATCAAGCGGTTGAAACTTCAGATGTAAGTGACAACTGTATTGATCTCGGGGCAGCTGACAAGCAACTGGGTATCAATAGATTGATCCTCCATGTTGTTTGTACGACTGCATTCACAGGTCTTGACAGTGGCTTGATCATTCACTTGATCGATGGCACTGGCAATACTACTGGCGAGATCGATGCCGGTGAACGTGAACTCAATAGTACTGGAACTATTGCCCAGGCTGACTTCTTAACAGCTGGTGGACACTGGCAGATACCAGTACCGCCAAAGAAACTGCAACAGTATCTTGGTGCCAGGTATGAGCCGGTATCACAAGCTGGCGTTGCAGGCAAGTTTACTTCGTGGTTCAGTGAAGTACCTGAATCGGAAGTAGTATAAAGTAAATGGGGCAGGCCTCAAAACCTGTCCCTTATCTTAGTTTTTTAGGAGACTAATCAAATGAAACTAGTAACGATTTTTTTAATGTTGTTTGTGTTGATGGCTTTGTGCGTAACTGCGCAGGCTGATGCTACTGCTTACAACATTAGTGTAAAACCTAATGCCAATTGGCTGTCAGGATCTGTGACTAAGGATACAGCTTGGCACTGGATGAATGCCATTGACCAGCTGGTTGAGCTTGGTATCAATGTAGGGACGGGCAGTGTTTATTATGTAGACAGTGGACTATCTTCAGCGGGCGATGGATCTAGCTGGACTAACGCTGTAGCTACACTTGACGATGCGGTAGATCTCTGCACTGCTAGCGCCGGTGATGTAATCTTAATTGCTCAAGGTCATACTGAAACTATGGGAGCAGCTGCCAATGAAGTCGATATTGATGTAGCGGGTGTAACTGTAATTGGTCTTGGCAATGGTGGCTTGCAACCGAAGTTTGACTTCACAGGCACTGTTACTGGAGCCTTTGCTATTGGTGCCGACAATGTTACTGTTGTCAACCTTAACTTCCATGCGAATATCACTGATGTTAATGAAGCGATAGATATTGAGGCTGGATCTTCAGGAGTGACCATTGCTAACTGCCGGTTTGATCTTGAAGCTTCAGGAACCGATGACTTCCTTGAGTGCATAGATTCTCCAGGTGCTGCATCTGACAGGCTTACAATAGTTGGCTGCTATTTTGATATGGGAGCTGGTGCTTGTAACGCTGCTATGAGTATTAAAGACAGCGACAACATGGTGATTAAGGGCAATACATCATTTGGTGATTATGCAGTTGCTAATATCAATCAGATAACAACTGCAAGTAACTTCATAGTTATCAAGGACAATCTATTGTTCAATGGTACTATTGGCGGTAACACCGGACTCAATGCTCAGCCAGGAATTGAGGTTGTTGCGACCACTACAGGTTTTATTAGTGGGAACTACATTGTTTGTAATCTTGCGACTAAAGCTGCTTCTGTTGTTGCTGCAGACATGTATCTATTTGAGAATTACTATAATGAAGATGAAGGAAGTGCTGCTACAGGTGGCATTATTGGTGCTGCTTCTGCTGATGATGGTGGTTAATATTAACGAGGCGGGTATACTCTGCTCGCCTCATTTTTTGTACGAAAGGTATATAAGAATGAAAAAGCTAATTGTTTTTTTGATTATAATAATAGTGACAGCTTCATTTGCCTTACCACTCGATACTTATCATTCTAGTTGGCATATGGTTCGTGCTACAGCTGATGAGGATGGTGCAACATTTGCTGCTGTTTACGACCTGACAACTGACGGTGACTTTGCAAGTAAGGATAGCAATACCGTAGCTCTTGGCGGCCCCTTCAGGATACTCTCAACTAATAAAGATGAGACAATCAGTGAGGGTTATTCGGCAGGCAGCCGGTGGATGTTTGCGATCTGTGGTAAGTGTTACAATGGGGTTAACGATACATTCAGCTATGACATTGTTGGTTGGTCTAAGACCAATGGAATGCTTCAGCACATAGCAGGTGGTACAGGTATCTTAGGTACTCAGTCAGTTGTTAAGTATCCACATGACGGGTCAGATGCATTAGGTAGCGATGTCTCAGTATCTGATGCTAATTATGTTCATACTGGTGATGTATTTACAGTGACTGATGGTGGGTTCTCTGGTGCGGTAGTTGGGATGATGGCTTATGTGACAAGTCCCAATGAGGGTAATCTTACGTCAGGTTTCTATCCTATAACCGCTGTGACGGATGCAAATAACATTACAATGACAGCAGCTACGTCAACAGCAGACATTGCAACCACTACTGTGAAGGTAGATATCAATCCTGCGTTTTGGGCTGATACAATTGTAATCACCGCATTAACCAAGTGGCCTCTAGATGTTGATGGCGATGGCGCAAATCCAATGGTATACAATTCCACTACCAATGAGGTTGCTGTAATTGTATTGGACTTGACTGGCATTGAGTGGTTACAGTTTATTATCTATGATGCGGATGCCGCCACTGGTGAGCAGGCAGGAGACTTGACAGTTTACGGCAGAAGATACTAATTATGTAAGGAGTTGACACATGTTCACCAAGTTAGAAATACTTAATGCCGGTTTGTTGTTAGTTGGCGCAGAGCCTATGACTTCTCTTACTGATAAATCACCTGAAGGAAAGAAAGCATTAGCGGTCTATCCATTTGCCCGGCAGGAAGCTTTTGCTTTTCCAACTGACTGGTGCTTCTGCACATCCAGGACAACAATTGCGAATAGATCAGAGACTCCTACAAGTGGTTACAGTTATATGTATAACATACCTACTGATTGCATAAGGCCTATCGCTGTGGTTGACTCTACTGATGATAATGAAGAGAAGAAATTCCGCAGGGAAGTCTTTATTGATAGTAGGAACAGGCAGGTTGATGTTCTGTTGACAGATGACACAAGCCCTATCTATTTGCGGTACATTTTGTTCAGGGAGAACGAAAGCTGTTATCCAGCTTACTTTGCTAAGTTGATCTCTACGATCATTGGCTATCTGCTCGCTGAACCACTCAAGAGAGATAAGACAAAGACGAAGAATCTCTTTGAGGCAGTCAAGGATGCGATGTATGTTGCGCAGGAATCAAACGCAATGGAGCTTGGTTATGACGAAAGAAAAGGTACATCTGTTGATGATCTAGTAAATAATGCAATGGGTAATCTGAGTCAAACAACTACTATCTTGAGGACGGTGTAATGAAAAGATTGTTCGCTCTACTCTTAATAGCTTCTTGCTTGCCAGCTGCTACCTTGCATGACAGGGACTTCACTGATGAGGCGAACAAGATGCAACACAGAACTATTGCAGATTTTGATCTTATACCTGGTACGTCTGAAGGACAGATGCTTTACTGGGATGTTGATACATGGCAGTTTTCTGACGTTAGTAAGTTATTTTGGGATGAAGATTCAAGTGTACTTATGGTCAATGAGCTAAGTTTGACAACTAAGCTTGACATATCAGACTATACTAACCTAACAGCT